TGAAGATGAAGTTACATTAACTTATGCTGGATCTACAAGAGTAGGACAGATAGTTAATATAGATACAAGGCAAGGTGGACAGACTTATCTGTTTACATTATTGGTGAGGTTCTGATGGCTAAAGCTAGAGGTATTGAAAATATAGAGAAAGATCTTACTGGTAATTTACAGCAAGACTTCAATACTTTTATAAGAGCAGCTTTATCTGATTTATCTAATCAAGGATCACAAAGATATAGTCCAGTAGATACAGGTTTTTTTGCTTCGAGTTGGACAGCTGGAACTCAAAGACCCAGACCTGATGAAGCTAGAGAATCAGTAGCACCTTGGAGTAATATTAAGCCAAGAAGAAGAGGAGATCAACAGAATCCACAAGCTGTAATTGAACCTAGATTTATAGATAAAATCAATTATAATTTCAAACCTTTTTCTAAAGTGTTTATCGGTAACAGGTCACAATATGCAGCAAGAGCTTTAGGTTCTACAAATAGTAAAGTTCCTGTCTATGTTCAAAATGTGATCGGTTTAAAAATTAAAGAAATATTTAATGAAAAGAAACCTAAAATTGGAGTCGCCACGTTTGGTACTGGAGTTAGAGGAGAACAGACAAATGTTAAATTTAAAGCAAGTGGTATTGGTAAATTTAGTGATCCTACTTCAGTATTTGTTGATTACACTGATCTATGACTTTAGTTAACACACGAGCAGCTTTTGAAAAAGCAGTAACAGATGCAGTTGCAGATGTTGATCCAACTGTAGAAATGATTTATGACAATATGGTGTATAAGACTCCTGGTAAAACTAAAAAATATATTGTGATGTCAATAGATTTTGCACAGGCTACAACACAGACTCAAGGTGCATCACAGGATTTTTATTCTGGTGTTATTCAATGTAATATTTATGTTCCAAGAGGAAAAGGTAGTTCAACTCTGTCTGCATTAGGAGAAGCTGTTATTGATGGTCTTACTTCTGTTAATGCTTCTGATTATACAGATTCTTTTAGTTGTGATCCTAGAGTGCTTGATGTTGTCGGTCCTGCTCCTATTGAATTAGATGACTCTTCACACTTTCTTGGCTTAATATCTTGCCAATTCACAGCAAATGCCTAGTATACTAATATCAGTTATATATTAAAATGACACGAGCCGTAGACCTTCTCAAAAACAAGTTTGGAGTTTCACAACTTTACAAGCATGATGTAAAACAAGATGATGAAATTATTCTCACTGTTTATTGGCATCCATTAACTATTGCAGAAAGAGAAGCAATACAGAAGAAATCAAACTCTGATGATGTTAATGATTATGCGTTGCAGATGATGATAGAAAAATCATTAGATAAAGATGGTGCAAGGTTATTTCAAGATGGAGATAAGGCTTCATTGAGAAGGGAAGTTGAAGTATCTGTCCTTGAAGATATACAGTTGGCAATGGTTAACGCTGGTGCTGACAAGGGGGTTGAAGAGGCTAAAGCCGATTTAAAAAGCTAATAAAGATTGGAAGTTTTTATTTTCACTAGCAAAGATGTTACATAAAACTGTAGCTGAATTATGTGATACTTTGACTATTGAAGAAATGATAAGTTGGGCTGCTTATGGTGAATTAGAACATGAAGAATATGAAAAACAACGAGAACAAGCACAACGAAGTAATGCTTTACGAGGTAAAAGAAGGTAAGATAGAAGAAATGTTTTGATTCTGAAAGCAAGTGGCTAATTATAATGTTGATATTGCTGTTGCTATAAAAAATGCACAAGCACTTAAAAAGTTTAATAAAGATGTAAAACAGACATCAAATATTGTTGATGATATAAATTTAAAAATTAGAAGAGCTAGTAATGCTTATGAAAAATCTTTAAATACTTTAAGTAGTTCATTACAAAAAACAAAAGTTAATATAAATAAAGCAGCAGTAGGCACTGATGCTTTTAGAAAATCAGCATTAGATTTAGTTAGGGCAGAAAAATCTTTAAATAGAGAATTAGCATTAAAAAATAAATTATTAGAACAACTTAGAAAAAATGAAGATCAGTTTGGTCTTGCTCAATCATCAAGTAGTAATCGTGTTAGAAGGAATGTTGCAGCAAGTCGTAGATCAAGAATAAGCTCTAAATTTAAGACTTTAGATACACCAACACCCTCAATAGATTTAAGAAATAGGGTTAGAGAAAACTTACGTCAAAGTAGAATTAGTAGATTTGGTTCTGGATTTACTGATTTTAACCAAAATTTTGAACAAAGAATAGCTCAAAGAAATCAAGCAGAATTTCAAAGAAATCAAATAGAAATTAAAAATAGAGTCAGACAAAATATAAATAAAAGTAAATTTGGTAGATTTGCTTCTGGATTCCGTGATTTCAGTCAAAGCCCTGATCCAATTACATCTTCTTTAATTCCTGGTCAAAGTTTATTTGGTCAAAGTGTAAATATTGAGTCCAAATTGCAGCAAGCTTTAGCAAAGCAAACAGCAAATAAAAAAAGGGCTGAAGAAGAAGTTGCAAAAATCAGAGAAACTGCACTAAAAAAAATAGAAATAAGAGAAAAAAAATTAATTCTTCTTAGAAAAAAATCTTTAAAACAAGAAATACAAGATCGAAGAAGATTAAATAGATTAAATCAAACCAATGTTGCTGGTCGTGCTAGTGGTTTTAAAGCATTTAGTCAAAGAGCAGATGAAATAACTGCTCAATCCAACAGACCTGGGTTAGGTCAAATAATTGGTAGTCAATTTGCTCAAGGTGGAATGTTTGCAGCCACTAGGAGTCAAAGGATTAAGGGATCTATAAGCAATGCTCTTATTGGCGGTGGTTTTCCATTGCTATTTGGTCAAGGTGCTTTAGGTGCTGCTGGCGGTGGTATTGGTGGTGCAGTTGGTGGAGCATTAGGAGGCCCATTTGGATTTGGTCTGTCTATAGCTGGTACTGCAATAGCTCAAAGAATACAAGAAGGTAGAGATTTTCAAAAGCAAGTAGATCAATTAAATAAATCAATAAGACTTACTGGAGGAGAGTCAGAATTTTCTGTTGCTAGTATTAAAAAGTTAGGAAAAGAATTAGGTCTTACAAAACAAGAAGCATTAAAAGCTGCTCAGTCATTTGAAGCTTTTGGTGCTGCTGCTAGAATTAATTTAATTAAAACTTTTGGTGATGAAGCCACATTTAATACTTTAAAAAATCTTAGAAAGACAGTTGATGTATTAAATAATATTGATTTTATTGAAAAGAAAATTGGTAAAAGAAGAGCAGATCAAGTTGTTGATATAGTTTTAGCAGCAGGTGGTTTAGAAGCACAAAAATTCATTCTTGAAGAAATATTCAAGTTACAAATGGAAGAGGCAAAAAAAGGAAATTTAAAAGGTATGAATAAATTTAGAGCAACATTATCTTCTATGGGACAGTTTTTATTAGGAGCTGGAGGAAAGAAAAATGTTTTTATTGCTGGATTACAGCAAGACATAATTGACCAAACTGCTAGTGCTCAAGCTGCTGCAATGAGAAATTTAAATGAAGAGAGAAGAAGGCTTGAAGCTAGGGATTTAGTTAGAAAAATATCAGAACCTAAAGAAGAGTTAAGAGAATTGATGGACCCATTAAAACAATTAATATCTTTATCTAGATCACTTGGAGATTCTTTTTCTGAATCATTTAAAGGAATTGTTAGTGGTTCAATGACGGCACAAGAAGCATTAAGGAATTTATTTCAACGTACAGCAAATCATTTTTTAGATATGGCTGCACAGATGATTGCTAAACAAATTCAAATGCAGATACTAGGTATTGGATTAAAGTTTTTTTCATCAGGCATAGCCCCTTCAAGAGGTGGCAATACAGGTGGAACAGATAGGTTTGGTAGAGATTTTGATGATCCTTCTTTTGGAATGCCAAGAGGTCAGAGTTTAGAAAATTTTGCTAATGGTGGTAGACCTCCTGTTGGTAGACCTTCAATCGTAGGAGAAAGAGGACCAGAGTTATTTATGCCAGATAGAGCAGGTACTATAATTCCAAATCATGCCATGGGTTCAACAAATGTAATAGTGAATGTAGATGCTTCTGGTTCTTCTGTACAAAGTGATGGTAATGGACAGCAATTTGGTGAAGCTTTAGCCACTGCAATACAATTAGAAATAATCAAACAAAAACGTAGTGGAGGTTTACTTTCATAATGACTAATACTTTTCCTTCTATAAATCCTACTTATGG